AAGCGAGGCGGTCGTGGAAAATACTCCAGACACCGTAGCAGCACCAGAAGTTGAGGCAACGGCTGTTGAAGCCGCTCGCCCAACTGTTTCAGCACCAGCGTATGCAAAGGATCGCGTAGCACCAATTTCATCTGCGCAGTATCTTGAAGCATCAATTAAGTCAGCACTTGGCGATGACGATTCACGCCGCGTAGTTCGCGCAGCAGATGATTCAACATCAACAAACACTGGCTTAACTTTGCCACAGCACCTTAACTCATTCATCACGGACACCTTCACAGGCCGCCCTGTATTTGATGCAGTAACTCGTAATGCGCTCATTGACTCAGGTATGTCCTTTACAGTTCCACGCCTTTACACAAACGCAACATCAGCAGACACAGCACCATCAGTTGCAGATGTTAACGAAGGCGCAACCGTTACAGATGTCGGAATGACCTCTGCTTACGATACAGTTTCAATTAACAAGTTCGCCGGTCTCAACCGTATTAGTTGGGAACTAATCGATCGTTCATCTCCATCTTTCATGGAATTGTTGATGGCTGAACTCCGCAAGGCATACGAGAAGGCAACAGACACAGCAGTTCTTACTGAACTTATTTCATCAGGAACAACTGGCACAGCAGTAGCAGCAACAGCAGCAGGACTTCAATCATTCATCTCTGTAGAAGGCGCAGCCGCATACAAGGGAACTGGCGGAGACTTCGCTAACAAGTTGGTAGCAAACACTGACCAGTGGGCAGCAATTACCGGCTACGCAGATACAACTGGCCGCGCATTGTACTCAGCACAAGGTTCAACAATGAACGCATCAGGTACAGCAGTGGCTTCATCTGTTCGCGGTAATGTTCTTGGAACTGACTTGATCGTTGATCACAACATTGCTGCTTCAGGCGTAGTTGATAACTCAGCGTTCTTGATTGCACCTTCATCAGTTTATGTCTGGGAATCACCGGTCACAAACCTTCGCCTTCAGGTTCTTTCAACAGGTGAATTGGAGATCGCACTTTATGGCTATCTCGCAGTTTATGTTGCAAAATCTGGCAAGGGCGTTCGCAAGTTCAACCTAACATAATAGGTTACTAAGTCGCTAGCGGGGCATTGCCCTTATGCCCCGCTAGTCTTTAGAAAGGAGATCAAATGAGTTATACAACCATTGCCGAGTTGAGAACTGCGCTCGGAATTGGAACGCTCTATCCAGACGCGACCCTCCAATCCGTTTGTGATGCTGCTGATAATGTGTTGATCCCTTTTCTATGGGCTAATACGACTCCAGTAGTGGGGCATAGCAATAATGGAACAGCCGGCATACTTTATTTTAATGATTATGTTCAAGATGTATTTTATGTAGGGCAGCAAATTACTGTGGCGGGTTGCGGCAGCAACTTCAACGGAAGCAAAACCGTCAACGGCGTAGGTGAGAAAAGCATCGACATAACCACAACTCATGCATCTAATGTCGTTAAAACTTATCACCCAATTAACCCTTATGGTTCTGTCGCAGCCACTACTTATACGGATTACTCAACAATTCCTGCTATTCAAGAAGCCAGCCTAATGATCGCCATCTCAATCTGGGGTAGCCGCCAAGCGAACTCAGGTTCTGCAATGTCTCCAGATGGCAGTATGACTTCAATGTACGCAATGTCCAATCAATTACTTGGCAGAGTTAGAGGGTTGATTGCCCCTTATATCTCGCCTAATTCAATGGTCGGCTAATCATGACGGCGGCTATTTCAACCCTTCGCTCAACCCTTGCGGCAGCCCTGGTCGACAACTCCCTATACTCGGTCTTTGCTTTCCCACCGGCAACGCCAATCGTTAACAGCGTAGTTATCTCGCCAGCATCAGATTACATCGTGCCAAGCAATAACGGTTACAGAACTGTTGCACCCCTTGTTAACTTTTCAGTAAGCATCTTTGTGCCACTCTTGGATAACGAGGGCAACCTTAATGGAATTGAGGAGATGCTAGTTGCTGTGTTTAATAAATTAGCAGCATCCTCTATCGTCTATAATGTAGGCACTGTAAGCGCGCCAAGCGTTCTTACGGCCACGCAAGGCGATCTCTTAACCTGTTCGATGCAAGTATCAATTCTAAGTAACTGGAGTTAACATGTCTGATCTAACACCTCAAGAACTGGCTTTTCTAAAGAAGATAGGTCAGATCGTAGAAGCACCAAAACCAACAACACCACAAGCCAAGAAAGATGAGGAATAATCCATGGCGATTTTTCTAAATAATAAAGTCGGGTTTAAACTCGGCGCAACACCGGTTGACTTTAGCGACCATGTGACCGCTTTTTCACTTGCACGCAGCGCAGACCAGATTGAAGTGACCGCGATGGGTAGCGATTCTCATCAGTATGTTACTGGCCTCTCTGCCGATTCGATTACAATTTCACTTCTTAACGACAACGCTGCCACAGGCGCAGGTTCAGTGCGAGCCGCACTTCAGGCTGCTTACGGTACAACAGTTGCATTCAAGGCTTGCCAAGATACAACTGCTGCTATCTCAACAACAAATCCGCTATACACCGGCACGATCCTCATTGATAACCTTACCGATATCAATGGTGCTGTCGCTGATGAAGCAATGCTCGATCTCACTTATACTTGCAACTCAAAGACAGTAGTCGCAACAACTGGTACTTGGTAACAACCAACTAACTAACTAAGGGGCAAACAATGGCAAAACTCAAGGTAACTTACACGGATGGCCGCGTATCTGAATATCAGGTAACACCAGCCGTAGAGTATGAGTTCGAGACTCACTTCAAAAAAGGCTTTCATAAAGCCATCGTTGAGGAGGGTATGCAAACTTATATTTATTATTTATGTTGGAGTTGCAGCCGTCGCGCAGGTGAAGCGCCTAAGCCATTCGGAGATTCGTTCATGGAAACGCTCAAAAGCGTGGAAGTGCTAGACGATGACCCTTTGGCATAACGCGAGAGTCTTTTCACTATCTCGTAGCAAAACTATCGCTACGAACTGGACTCTCGCCCCAAACCATAATTGAATTAGATCACACAATGTTTAAGGTGCTACTTATGGCACTTAGAGACGAAGCGAAGGAGGTAGAGCGTGCCAACAGAAGTCAAAGGCGCACTTGAACTCCGCAAAGCGTTGCGGCAATTTGCACCTGATTTAGCCAAGGAAACCCGCAAAGAGATTGCCGGCATCTTAAAGCCAATAGCCAAAGAGGCTAAGGGTTTCGTTCCTTCTAATGAAGAGATGATCTCAGGCTGGACAGTTGATAAGCAGAAGGGCGCTTGGGAACGAGTAGCCTACGATCCTAGTTTGGTTAAGCGTGGCATTGGCTATAAGACTTCACCTTCCAAGCCCAATCGACAGGGCTTTGCAGCCTTAGCACAGATACGCAACCGATCTGCCGCCGGCGCTATTTACGAAACCGCAGGCCGTAAATCATCTGGCGGGGAGTTCATTCCTAGATTTACACCCATGACGGATTCACCTCAAGGCAGAGGCCGCTTGATCTTTAAGGCGTGGCGCAATAACAACGGCAAAGCAGTTCCGGCAGTTCTTAAAGCGATTGAAACTTCCGCAGATAAATTGAATAAGACCGCGAGCGTGATCTGATGGCTAATGTAGTTATTGATATTTTAACCCAGTTTAAGGGTAAGAAAGCCTTTGACCAGGCGAATAAGTCAACAGATAAGTTATCCAAGTCGGTTAAGTCTTTAGGTAAAGCCTTAGGCATTGGGCTTTCAGTTGCAGCAGTTACAGCCTTTGGCAAGGCATCAGTTAAAGCCTTTGCCGAGGATGAAGCAGCAGCAGCCAAGTTAGCCAAGGTTGTAGATAACCTAGGCATCGGCTTTGCCAATGTTGAGATCGCTAAGTTCATTGGCGATTTGGAAACCACTTCAAGCGTTCTTGATGATTCTTTGCGCCCAGCCTTTCAGGCGCTATTAACCACGACAGGCTCTTTAACTAATTCGCAGAAACTATTAACAGATGCAATAGATATCAGCCGCGGTTCTGGATTTGATTTAGTAACAGTTGCAGAGGATTTATCAAAGGCTTACATCGGCAATACTCGCGGACTAGTTAAATACAACCTAGGTTTAAGTAAAGCAGAACTAGCCGCAATGTCCTTTACTGAAATCCAAGCAAAATTAAATGAACAGTTTAGAGGCAGCAACGCAGCCTACCTAGAAACTTATGCAGGCAAGATGGACACCCTAAAAGTAGCCGCCGACAATGCTAAGGAAGCCATCGGTAAAGGCATTGTCGATGCGTTAGGCACGCTTGCCG